GACTGATATCTCTGGAACATTTGAATGGACTGGACTACACACACACCTTTCTAATTTTACAACTGCAGAAGCATCTGTTGCAAAAAAAGGAACTAATAATTTTCTTAATCCAACAGCCAGAGATGCAGCAATCCCCTCTCCTACTGCGGGAACCATATGCTTAATTAGACAAAATTCTGGGGGAACAACAATAAATGAAATACAAGTTTATATTGGAGGTAGTTGGACAACAGTTCTTCCATCTCCAGTTGGACAGACAGATAAATATCTAAAAAGTGATGGTACAATATCGTTATGGGAAGAAAGCCCAGATGCAATGACACAAATAATATTAATGATGGGAGCATAAATGGCCGTAAGTTATAAGGTCTTAGGACAGGCAAAGCCTGCAGCAGCCACAGCAACTACTCTTTACACGGTTCCAAGCGGTGCTGGTAATTATGCAGTGGTATCTTCTTTAGTAGTTAACAACATATCGGCAGATGTAACAAACATTCGGGTTGCAATACGCCCTGCTGGAGAAACTCTTGAAGACAAGCATTACATTCTTTACGGAAATGGAGTTTCTCCATTTATATCACAAGTTTTTACAATTGGAATTACTTTAGCAGCAACAGATGTTGTTACTGTTTATGATACAAACGGAAAATGTACTTTTAATCTATTCGGATCGGAGAACTCATAATGGCTATTAATATTAACCCAGGATCACCATTAAGACATGTTTCAACTTTTACTTCAAGTGGTACTTGGTCAGCACCAGTAGGAACTAATCTTGCTTTTGTATCAATTCATGGGGCCTCTGGGGGAGGTGGAGGATTTGGAAGTAGATATGGTGGTCAATCTGCAGGTGGCGCTGGTGGAAGTGGAGTAATCTCTGGAGCATGGGTTCAAGTTACAGGAGGTGCCACACACGTAGTCACAGTTGGTGCAGGTGGGGCTGCAGGAACTCAATCAGGTTCAGGAGAAAGCCGCAGTGGTAGTGGTGGTTCTAGTGGTGGTACAACAATTTTTGACGGAGCAATAACTACTCTCGGTGGTTCTGGGGGAACTCCAGGTTCCCGATATAGTACAGGAAGTGCGGGTAACGCAGGAACAACTAGTGGAACTACAGCATTAACCACTTTAAATCCTGGAGCAGGTACTGGCATAAGAGTTGCAACAATAACTTCTCAAAATACTGGCGCATCAGCAGGTGGCAACGGATTTATAGGATCAGGTTCCCCAAACGGTGCTACGGCAGGTAATGCTGGCGCATCAGGCCTTGTACACATATACATTTAAGGAGATGGTATGAAAAAATATGCAGTTTTAGACAACAACTCACAAGTAACAAATATCATAGTTGCCTCATCTTTGGATGTTGCAGAACAAGTAACTTCTTCTTATTGCGTATTAGTTCCACTAGGAACATTTGTTGATATTGGTTATACATATGCCGATAGCACATTTACCGCTCCAGCAGTAGAAGAAACACCTGCCGAAGAAACACCCGCTTAATAATTTAATATAAAATAACCCCCAAAGGAGAATATCCAATGGGGGTATTTTATTGATTGATTTTTATTGCTTACACGGATATTTGTTGTACCATTCTTGATACCTTTTTCCATTGATGGAACTCCATGCAGACCAGTCTTTTCCACCCTTGGTCATGTGAAGAGCAATTTGTGCGTTGACTACTGGGTTTAATAACTCAGCATTTGAGTCTAACTCAAACTTCTCTCTACGATCTGACCCTAATTCTCCAAGCATATTTATTTGAAATACACCATAAGAACTATCTCCAGTTTTTACGTTACCGTTAAAAGCAAGAGGACGACCATTAGACTCTGCCTTTGCAATAGCACAAGCAGACCTCAAAGTCTTTCCTTCAAACCCTACATGACGTAACATATCCACCAGTTGCTCATCAGTTAAATTATGAGCATTTTCATACTTTTCTAATTTTTTCTCTTTAGAAACCAAAAAGGCCACCTTTTGGGTGGCAGACTTAACGGACTCTTTAATTAGTAAGTTGTTTTCATTTGTTGCATTTGCAGCCCCTGAAAAAACAGTACCACAAATAACCAACGACAATACCCCTAGCCAAACATTTGCTTCTCTCATTGTAAAGTACCTCCTAGAGAACAAATGCTACCAAGTAGGTAGCATGTATTAATTATAACATGAATTTGCCAATAGAGTCAAGTTTGAGCAATAAAATATAAAAATATTTTAAATATCATATTAGTTAATGGTATAATGATAAGATTATGGCTACATTTAGAGATCAATCCCTTAGTTCTTATTCAATCGGTTCTGCACCTCCTACGGTCAACTGGACGATTGTAAAAGGCGATACAGCAGCATTTCGGGTATATGTAACAGATGACAATAAAGACCCACTTGACATTGCTGAATGGACAATTGAGATGGAAATTAAAAGACCCACACTTGCGGGGAATTTAAATGATGCAGATCCAGCAGGAGTTTTAATTCTTAATCCATCACCTACAGCAGAAGATAGCGATGGAGAATTTACAGTATCCTTAACATCTGCCCAATCAAAAAGTTTAAACACTGGAGATATTTTTGATATTGAGTTAAGCGATGCTACGAGGGTATGGACAGTTGCTCGTGGCATATTAACAGTTATTGAAGATATTACAAACAGCGATGAGTCGTAATGGCTTCCGTAGCAATAATAGATTTATCTGAAAAAAGATCAGAAACAATTTCTAGGATAGATTATCCTAAAAGTAAGATAAGTGGTTTTGTAAGACTCACAAAGATACAAGAAGTTTTGCCTTTTAGAGTAATGTTTACAAATATTGGAATACCACCAGCAAACGCAGGCATACCTGGAATTGGACTTCAAGTCATCGGAATCAATAATTATATTCTTTAACATAATGATATAATAGCCTCATGGCAAAGATATCAACCACCAACGTAAAGGCTCTGTTTCAGACAGGCGATAGACCAACCGAAGCAAACTATATAGATTTAATTGATAGTACTTCTGCTAGGTCTACCGATCTTGGATCAGACGGCAATAACGAGTTAACAATTAATGGAATTGAAAGTTCCACAGTGTTTGATAACTTTACTGCAAGCGAGTTTAGATCAATGAAATATATGATCTCACTCAAGCATGTAGCAGGCGGTGCAAATAAGTACGCTGTTACAGAATTAACAATATTGAATGATGGATCAGATGTATCTGTTAGTCAATACGGAACAATTGAAAATGATGGGAATATTGGCACCATCTCTGTTTCAAAGGCTGGAGACACAGTTTCTTTAACTGTCGTCCCTGTGGGGGGAAGTACACCTATAACTCTACGCTATTTGCGTATGGGATTAAAGGCCTAACCAAGGAGATAAAAGATGGCAACCGTAACAAAAGATTTTAGAGTAAAATCGGGACTGGTAGTTGAGGGATCAACTGCGACCGTTAATGGAAAGAACGTAATCACAGCAGGCATTGTAGATGCTAAAGGTGATTTAATTGTAGGTAGTGCAGACGATGCAGTAGCACGTCTTGGCATTGGAACAGATGGGCAAGTCCTTACAGCAGCGTCAGGAGCAACATATGGCGTTCAATGGTCAAACCCTGCAGCAGTTGGTGTATTTGATACATCAATTACTTTTGAAGGTTCAACAGCAGATGACTATGAGACAACCCTTACAGTTGTAGATCCAACAGCAGATCGTACAATTACACTTCCTAACGTATCAGGTACTGTAGTTACATCTGGTGATACTGGTACAGTTACAGCAACAATGCTTGCTTCAGATTCAGTAACTACCGTAAAGATTTTAAACGCTAACGTAACAGCAGCAAAACTTGCTTCAGATTCTGTAGAGACAGCAAAGATTGTTGACGCTAACGTAACTAACGCTAAACTTGCTGCAGACTCAGTAACCACAGCAAAAATTACAGACGCTAACGTAACCGCTGCTAAACTTGCTGCAGACTCAGTTACAACAGCAAAGATTCTTGATGCTAACGTAACAGAAGCAAAACTTGCATCAAACTCAGTTACAAATGCTAAGATTGCAGATAGTGCTGTAAACACAGCAGAGATTGCAGATGTTGCAGTAACTACAGCAAAGATTGCAGACCTAAACGTAACCACTGGCAAACTTGCAGATGGCGCAGTAACTACAGCAAAGATTACAGATGCTAACGTAACCGCTGGTAAACTTGCTGCAGATTCAGTAGAAACAGCAAAAATTGCAGACGGTGCAGTAACTTCAGCAAAGATTGCTAATGATACAATCGTAGATGCTGACATCAACTCAGCAGCAGCAATTGCACAGTCAAAGATTTCAGGACTTACAACAGACCTTGGCAACAAACTAGCACTTGCTGGTGGAACCATGACTGGCGCTATCGCAATGGGTACAAACAAGATCACAGGTCTTGGTACGCCAACTGATGGAACAGATGCAGCAACAAAGAATTATGTAGACTCAGCAGCACAAGGTATTGATTGGAAAGCATCTGTACGAGCAGCAACAACTGCAAACGTAACACTCGCCTCTGATCTTGAAAATGGAGATGTCCTTGATGGCGTAACTCTTGCTACTGGAGATCGTGTTCTTGTTAAGGATCAGTCAACTGGTTCAGAAAACGGTATCTACGTTGTTAAGGCATCTGGTGCTCCAGATCGTTCAACTGATGCTGATACAGGTGCAGAAGTTACTGCAAACTTTGCGGTATTTGTAGAACAAGGAACTGTAAACGCCGATCAAGGTTATACATTAACCAACAATGGTGCAATCACAGTTGGAACTACAGCACTTACCTTTACTCAGTTTACTGGTTTAGGACAAATTGTTGCGGGTACAGGATTAGACAAGACTGGAAACACTCTTGATATTGATTCAACTGTAGTAACATTAACAGGTACACAAACCCTTACAAACAAGACACTAACATCACCAACATTAACAACTCCTGATCTTGGAACTCCATCAGCAGGAACTTTAACAAATGCAACTGGTCTTCCAGTAGCAACTGGTATTTCAGGTCTTGGAGCAGGCGTGGCAACATTCCTTGCAACTCCATCTTCTGCAAATCTTGCATCAGCATTAACCGATGAAGCAGGTTCTGGAACAGTAGCATTTACTAACAGTCCAACTTTTGTTACACCAACTCTTGGTGCAGCAGCAGCGACAAGTATTGCTCTTCCAGATGCTCTTGTTGGTTCTGCTCTTGCTACCGCTTCAACTTCAGCAACAACAATTGACACATGGTCAGCAAGTACTTATTCATCTGCAAAGTATATTGTTCAGATGAAAAAAGGTACTGACATTGAAGTAATTGAATTACTTGTTACAGTTGATGGATCAAACAACGTTTACTTAACAGAGTATGCAGATGTAATCAGCAACGCTGAACTAGGAACAACTAACGCTGTTTACAGCGGTGGAAACGTTCTTCTTCAGGTAACTGGTGCAGCAGCAGATACCGCTGTTAAAGTACACAAAATTTATATTGAAGCATAATTAAGATAGGGGCTTAAACATGGCAACTGTAAATAAAGACTTTAGAGTAAAGCACGGCATTATTGTAGCCGAGGGCGGTACTTTTGGATCAACAGTCACAGTTGCCACTCCTACTCAAAATGCTCATGCAGCAACAAAACTTTATGTAGATACTGCAGTTGGTTCTCCAACTATTGGAACAACACAGCCAGAAACTCCAGCAAATGGAAATTTATGGTTTGATACAGTAACAGAACGTATTCATGTATACTACAATGGTCAATGGATTGCAATTGCTACCCTTGAAGATTCTGAAACACTGCCTGATCATATTCATGACACAGCAATTGATGGAACTGGATTAGTTGTAAGTAGATTTATTGATGCTGGGTTTTATTATGAACCTGGAGTTCTTGTAAGTGCTGGACTTTACAACACTACAGAATTTGAAGCAACGTACGACGGCGGGACAGCAATAGATAATTTTAACTAATTATCTGTTATAATATAACTAAGTATAAGGAGTTATAA